GATGTCTGGTCTCATGTTCATTTCATTCGCATACAGAACTGTATCCGGAAACATAGAGAAAGCCTTACTCACAATATAAGAATCATAGTCAGCATCTTCTAAACTTACACTTTGATTCTCTGCAGAGATGTTTTTGACGACATCAAAAAGTTTCATTTGAACACACACCCTGCCATAATCTCTGTAAGGCATGCTGTGACGTTGATTTCTGGATTTGCAACAAAAGCTTGTTTGTATTGATAATCTGCAAGGATCAAAACAAGCTGTGCTACAGACGTAGGTTCCAGATGATCTACAGACATTGTGTAGAGATTGGAAAACAAGGTGTCTGGATGAATATCGTTGTTATGAGTGACCCACTTCCTAACCTCAGTAAAGTTTTTATCTTTGAGGTTCTTGAACAGTTTTTTGTATTCTTCTCCAAAAGAAGAAATTATTTCACTCTTCAAGTGTCCTGTTGAAGAATGATACTGGACTTCATTCAGGACTTTACGGAAATCAGGAAAGTTTTTTTCAAGAATCAGAGCTAGAGTTTTCTTGTCGTATTCTACATTCTCGTTTTCGAGAATTGTTTTCAAGACTTTAAAAAACTGACTAGCTAACTCTGCCTTATCCTCTTTAGCAATCTTGAACTCTACAAGAGAGCATCTAGACCGAAGTGGTTCAAGTATTCTGTTGATGAAGTTACATGTAAGAATGAAACCACAATTCTTAGAATACTCTTCCATAAAGTTACGAAGAGCAGGTTGTGTTGAGTTTGGATTTAGGTAGTCTGCTTCGTCAAGAATTACATACTTTCTTCCGCCAGTCATCGAAACTGCTGACGCAAACTGCTTAATCTTAACTCGCAAAGTATCAATGTTACCATCTAAGGATCCATTGATTACAATGTAATCACAACCTAGCTCTTCTAACATGGCTTTGGCAACTGTAGTTTTACCGCAGCCAGAGGAACCAGAAAATATCAGATTGGGTAGATTGCCTTTCTCGACAAATCTTTGCAGTTTCTCCTTGATACTCTCTGGTAAAACGACATCTTCTACTTTTTTGGGACGATATTTTTCAACCCAGACATATTGATCAATCACACATCACCTCGAACAGTAATAGCATAACAAACTGAAGAATCAGTATTCTTGAATGTACCAAAAGATGATTCTTCATCCAGAGAAACCTGATACTCACCATCAATAAGCTTCAAACTATCGAAAGAAAATGTTATCGGCTTTGTGGTTTGATCAGTCTCACCAATGACAGTCGTATAATCATCAATTGTGCCATTTTCAAGGTCTGTTGCACGGGCAACGATTTTGCCGTCAGAACACTCAAACTGAATTTCAGGCATGGTCAAAAGGGCAGAAGCCTTTCTGAGCATCGAAAAATCATTCTTTGAGAGTGTGAAGTTAAGGTTTCCGGAAAATGATGTCACTGCACTAACATCAATATTCTTGTAAATTATCATATCTTTAGAAGCATACTGATATTTTACACTGTGTCTTCCAGAAACAATTTCGACAAACTTTTCATCGAAGTCGAAATCGGGGTCGGGCATCATAGATATGATATTAAGAAATCTAGACAACTCATAGATTCCAAATGGCTGCTGGAAGACTTCATCAATTTCTGCAAAAGCAAAAATATTTTTATATGGGGAAGAAGTCTGGATCAAAGACCCAGACTCAACATAGATAGAAGGATTGATCGTTGAAAAGTTTTTCAAAAGATCAATCGTTTCTTTCGACAATTTCATCACTTTTTCATCTTCTTTAGTTGGTTCATGTCTGCTGTGGCAACAGCACCAATCTGTGCCAATGCCGCCAGACTACCACCAAAGATGTATGATCCGCAATGCTTAAGTTCCATCCAAGGACACAACCAGACCTTCATTCCTGCCTTTCTTACGTTATAGCAGAACATGTAGTCTTCGGAGAGGTATCTTTTGGACTCTGGATCGATGATACAATCAAAGTATGCCATGATCTCTCTACTACCGTCAAAATGGGCTGTACGAACATGATCTGGCTTGTACTTATACTCAGGATACTTTTCATCATACTTTTCAAAAGTCTCCCGTCGAATCATCATAAATCCAGTACCAGCTTCACCAACTTCGACAGGCTCATTTACAGGAACAGACTTTGTACCAGCAACAGGATTGAAGACATAATCACCAACAAATTGCTCAAGGGCATTTGGATTATCGTCTGCCACACCCTGATCGACAGCCATCTTAATCTTTTCCCATGAAATATTTTTCTTAGGATAAGGACCAGCAATAATATCGTATTCAGATTCATCATCTTGGAGAGCCATAAGTGCCAGAACATCTTTTGGATCAAACCCGATGTCTGAATCGATAAACATAAGATGTGTAAAACCAGATCTTAGAAATTCATCAACACAGTAGTTTCTTGCCCGTGTAATCAAAGACTCATTAAAAAGGTAATAAAATCTTAATTCAATATTATATTTTGCACACACGGCAGCTAAATCTGCTGTCGAACGTGCAAACATACCGTTACACTGACCACCATACATTGGAGTGGCTACAAAAAGTTTTCTCTTTTGCAACTCTTCAATTGCAATTTCAGTTTTCATTATCTACCTCACTAATATTAATCTTAACACTATCGCCATAAGATCCTTGATATGTACCATTACTTTCTGACTCCATAATCAGATACTGACCGATTCTGGCACCTCTTTTGATGATAGCATTTCCGGATGTCACAACCAAAAGAGCAATCATGGATCCTTTGTATCCTGTGTCGTAAAGACCAGAACATAGATAAACACCGTTACGAACAAGTGTTGATCTGCTAATCACAACCCCAGCCTCGGACTCTCCGATAGAGATTGTATTTTTCATTTTTACTTTATATGAACCGGGTTCTAAAACATAGAACCCATTATCATCAGTCGAAACTGGCGTAGTGGTTCTATGTGTCTTATCCTCTTCATCAAGAATAAAATCTGACGATTCAATTCTTTCGACCTCATCTAAACGAATGTCTACAGCATTAGGCTGAATGTCACCGTCTTCAACTTCAGTGATCTTGGTTTCTGTAAACTGTGATTCAGGATGCAGAAGCATTTTTATTTTCCTCTTCAAGTGTATACATCATCAATATAATGTAATGTATTGCTTTTAACAGATCTTTTTTGTTTTTTCCATCTTTTTTTCCGTATCTAAGCAAATATTTTAAGGCATTATCTCTGGATGTCGATTCTAAAGTACCTAAAGAATTCCAAACATCGACAGCTTGTAGATTTGTTTTTTTGTTAGTGTAGTGCTGATTGTAAGTGGACTCTATGTACATTACAACTTCATTTAAGAGAATATTTTCTCTATATTTAAAGTTACTCATACTTTTCCTGAGATCTTTTTTCTGTTCTTAAGGGCTTTTTGTCTGTGGTAAGACGTAGCCTTATTGTAAAACACCTGTCCATCGATGTTGTCAATATGGTGTAAAATATTTCTAGCGGTCAGACCAACAAACTTTTGTACATTAAATTGGCCTTGAATGTCTTGGAATCTTACACGTATGCCAGATGGTCTTTTTACCTTACAAACAATATCACTGCGTGTGATATCTGTTTCTTCAAGATAAACGTCATCGCCAAAGGTAGTCGTTATCACAGGATTAAACAGAGCATAAATTGGGTCTGTGTCCATAACAATGAGTCTACAGTTGACGCCAATTTCATTAGCAGATAGTGCAACAATCTTATATTTCCTAATAAGATTGATCATATCAATTGCTAATTTTTCTGGATCTTCTATCGGGTTCTTAAAATCAAAAGGGTCCAATTTTGTAGTCATTATTTGGTCTTTGGGACTTACAAGTTCTCTATCGTTCATCATGCAACCTTACTAAAACCTTTCACTTTTTCAAATTTCAAAACATTATCAAAGGAGTCATAAAGCTGATCTCCTTTATGGCTTATGATAACTATGTTTGACATCTCATCGGTGTCGTTAATTAGCTTCATAAAATCGTCAGTTCCACCAGCATCAAGAGACGAGTCAAAAACTTCGTCCATTATCAGAATGTTTGTTGAAACACTGTTCTTAAGCTTGGCAATCTTTCTCCATGTAAACAGAAGAGCAAGATCGATTCTAAACTTTTCACCCTCCGAAAAAGAGTCATAACTAAAAAGATCTCTATGTCTTGATAAAATCTTCTCAGAAAAACTCTCATCAAGTTCAAAGCTGACAAAGAAGTCCATAGACTGTAGATACTTATTAATCAAAGAATTCATGATTGGTACGTATTGTTTTACGACCTTGGACTTAATTCCACTGTCTTTGAGTATGGAAACAGCTACCTCAAGAATTCCTGCTTCTTCCTTCAGGAGAACATACTCATCTTTAAGATTTCTGAATTCTTTCTCAAGTTTAACAAGCTCATTGTCGTCTTGATCTTGTTTTCTTTCTTTGTTCAGCTTTTCAATCTCATGAACAATATCAGAGATATAATTATTGTTCATTCTTATCTCTTTGTTCTTCTCAGACAACTCAATATTTTTTTGTGTCATCTTTTCGAGAATCTTAGAGACATTCTCTAATCTGTCATTGATCTTCTGACTCTTTCCCGAAAGAGCTTTTAGACCTTCTTCATACTCTGTAATTTTTTTATTTTTAGACTCTTTAGTTTGGTTTCTAAAACCATCATCAATGTCCTGTCTACAGGTAGGACACTGTTCGTTGTTTTCATAAAAGTCTATATCTTTTTTGATCTTACTTACCTTTTGATTGATGCCATATTCAATCTTTTGTATTTCATTTATTTTTTGCGTAAGATCTTTATTTTGCTTTTTAACATCATCAAAGTCAGATACGTGTTCGACAAGAAGGTCTACTTGTTCTTGTGTCTCTTTTATTTTTGCCTCAGTATCTTTTATCTTTTCTTTGTAGTTCTCTATAAGGTTCTCAGTGTTACGATTAAGTTTTTTCTGAGTCTCTTTGAACATCCTGATACTTTCCTCCTTCAGACTTCTTTTGTCAGAGTTTTGGGAAAGTTTAGTCTTCATGGCAGAAATTTCATCTTTGACCAAACTGCTCATGGATGAAAAAATCTTAATGTCCAAAATGTCTTCAATCACTTCTCTTCTGGAAGCTGTGTTCAGTTGCATAAAAGGAACAAAGGATGCTGATCCCACGATCACCACCTGACAGAAAGACTTGTAATTTAGCTTGAGAATATTTTTTTCGAGAACCTCTTGGTAATCTTTGTTAGCAGCATCTTGACTTAACAAATCTCCATTTTTGAAGATCTCAAAAACATTGGGCTTTATGCCTCTTCTTATTTTATATTTATTTCCACCAGTCTCCAATTCTAACTCTACAAGACAATTTTTCTTGTTGATAGAGTTAATAAGTTGAGGCTTGTTTATTTTTCTAAATGGTTTGTTGTATAGACAAAAAGTTAAAGCATCTAGAATAGTAGACTTGCCAGATCCATTGTCACCAACAATCAATCTTGTTTTGTGTGTTGAAAGATCGATTTCAGTAAAAGCATTTCCTGTTGATAGGAAATTCATCCAACGAATTTTGTCAAACTTAATGTACATTATTCTGCGTTCATTGCTTTAAAGTAGGTATCATGAATTTTCTGTTTGAGTTTATCGATATCAACAGATGTTTCAATAGAGTCGATAAAACTATCTATAATTTGTCGGGTATCCTCAACATTTTCCAAGTCAACATTAGATTCTTTTTCTTGATAGATCATTGTCTCGTCAACGATCTTCACCTCATGTGGAGAGTAAGATTCTATTTCTGTTAAGAAGCCTTCAAACTGCTCAACGTCAACCTGCTCTTTAATTACGATACGAACGTAATGTTCTCTGATAGAGTTTTCGTTAACAGACTTCCTATACTTTGCTGTGCCATCAACAATAATCTTAGTATAGATGTTGTAAGGATTTTCAATGAAGGTGAGATCCAGCGTCTCTGTATCAATGACATGAAAACCTTTTACAAAACCATGATCTGACCAATTCATCTGATAAGGACAGCCTAGATAATAAATTCCGTTACTGTCTGACCTGTGGTGGAAATGGCCTGAAAGAGTCTTATCAAACTTTTTAAACATAGATGCACTCAGACCTTCTTTACTCATCTGACCGGGCTGCATCATAAACCCTTCAATCTCAAGATGACCGATACACAAACGAGCTTTTGTACGGTCAACTAGATCTAAACTTTTGTCATGGTTGTCTTTACAGATCCATGGAAGATACAACGTGTGGACACCAAACAAATCAACTTCTTCAGGGTCTTTAAAAAAGTTGATATTTTTATATCTTCTTACGACCTCATCGATTGCATTGATCTGATTAGTGTTTTTGTAGAAAGTATCGTGGTTCCCAACGATTATATCCATCTCCATACCCATGTCTTCTAGAGGCTGAAGAAAAGTTTTTCTCAGATTATGTGCTGTGAGAAAATTGATATACTTTCTACGATCTACAACGTCACCAAGGTGAACCACCTTTTCGATTGGATTGTTTTTCAGATATGGAAAAAATATATTTTTGAAAAACTTCTCAAAGTGATTGTAGTAACTAACATTATCATTTCTGACACCGTAATGTGTGTCAGCTATCAAAGCAATTTTAGCCATTTTTTTCGTCGTGTTTCTTTTCTAATTCATCCATGTAGTCATTCTGAACATACGTATCCACATACGGAATTTTAGTCTTGTCGGATAGTGAATAATCAACAAGCTCTTGATTGACGTATTTGTGATCATAATACTTTTTCTTGATCAAGAGAAGCTTCTTTTCCTTCTCGATTTTACGCAGAAAAGCATTCCAGATAATCTGTGTGAAGTAAGCAAATGGATTCTCCGACTTAGCAGGATCAAATTTCAAAACTGCCTCAAGTGCATTTTCAACACCATCGCCTATCATATCTTCTTTGAAGATGTACCCAGAGTAGTTTGGCTTTGTCGCTAACCTAGTTGCAATAGTCTGTATGCAAATGGCTATATCGTTAGGTATGATAGGTCTTTCTCTTTCTTCTTTAACAGCTTCATAACACTCTTTCTGATACTCAACAAGCCTCAGATAAAATGTCTTGTTGTCGATATAATTGACTGGCTTTTTCTTTTTCATAAATCAAACTCATATACTTTAAAATTAAATTTCTCCTCAGTGTATATCTTCAACCGTTCCTTGAAATGAAGAAAAGTATAATTTTCTTTATTTCTATGTTTCATATCATCAGATATATCGTAAATCACAGCTTTATCTTTTACTGATGATTTTCTCAAACCTCTGCCGATTGATTGAAGATTCCTCACCCTTGATTTTGATGGGGAAGCAAAAATAACATTATGAAGATTTTTGATATTCACTCCGGTACTAAAAACTCCGTATGAAGCTACGATAATTACATTCTCATTCTCCTCTGCATATTTTCTAACATATTCTCGATCTTCTGCTTTAGTCTTTCCATCAACGTAAAAAACATCTTTACCACATTTTTTCATTAAATCGAAAAGCATCTTGCCTTGCTTATCAACCATTTGGAACAGGACAAGTGTATTACCTTTACACGTCAAAGCAAGGTTTTTAATAAACTTATTTCTTTTTTCATTTTGACAGAGAAAGTCAATCTCTTCCTGATAAGAAGCTGTCTTATAAAGCTTCCTCGTTTCCTCAGAGTGCTTCAAGCAAAGACACTTCACTCTCATAGAAGCAAGATAGTTGGAGTCCATAAGCTCCTTGGTTGTAGTGACTTTCTTCACAGCACCAAACAGCCCCTCAAGAACAAGCTTGTTGGTGTTAGAGCCGTCCAGTGTACCAGTGAACCCAAACCTGTAAGGAACACCCACAGTCTTTTCCATGATCGATGTTAACGATTTAGCCTTGAACAGATGAGCTTCGTCTCCTATAATGACCTTGTAGGGAAAATAAAAATCCTTAGACTCTTTGAAGATAGACTGCCAAGTAGATATCACTACAGGCTTATCAGAGATTTTATCTTTTCCAGACATGATGCAATGAACATTGTCTATATCATAACCATAAGAAACAAAGTCATCTCTCATCTGATAAACAAGAGATGTAGTAGGAACAATGATGAGTGTTTTTTCCTCATACAGTCTTGTAAGCAAGTAGATGATAAGAGACTTACCAGAAGCTGTAGGAGAAAGTAAAAGAGATCTAGATCTTGCTGCAGCATGCCTTACAGCTTCAATTTGATAATCTCTAGGCTGGATAGATTCAGGAATACCAATATCTTTAATAAAAGACTGAAAGTCTTTTATTGTCATAGGGTCTGTAGAAAACTCTACGTTATATTCGTATTTTTTATCGTCAAAAAAACTTTTGATGTTGTTAAGAAGACCAGCGTATATAGTCTTCTTTCTTATGTTGAAAAGTCTTATTTTGCCGTCCCACAGCTTCTTTTTATATGCAGGACTATATCTAGCACCGGGAACTTCAAACGTGAATCTATCGCTTAGTTCGTATGCAACGTCTTCCGGACAATCAATTCTAATATAAACTTCATCAATCTTTTCAATTTTAATCATAAACCAGCTTTAAATTTTTCCCAATCAATAATAGATTTAATTTGATACCCTCTATTGGAGATCTGTTGCATTATAGATTCTACCAAAGAAATTTTTTCTTTTTGAAGTGTTACTTTATTTGACATGTCAATAATGTCTTCATCTTGTTGAATGTACATATCTAGATCTTGTCTGAGAATCTTTAGAGGGTTTTGAGACCAACCCATCTGCTTAAGAGTATCACCGTCCAAATCACCACGATAATACTCATGCTTTAAACGAAAAAGTTTTTTGTATGATGACTCAAATGTTTTGAGTCTTAATCTTTCTTCAGAAAGAATTCTAAGATACTTGGAGTGTAGTTTTGGTATCTTTAATGTTTCTTCTGTAAGTTCGTCTCTTTCAAAATGTGAATCAATTTCCCAAAGTTCATAGATATCATTAATGTTCATTAACCACCAACTATTTCAAAATCATAATCTCTAAACGTGAATACCACTTGTGCCTTTGCAAACTGTGACGGATCTGATTGAGAGTCAAAAAGCAGATCAGACAACTGAATAGGAAAAGCATCAGTAAACTTTAATCTTATATTAGGATTTTTAGCTGAAGTCAATATATTAATTGAAATATCTGAAAATATTCCCTCATCATCAGCGGGTTTAGCTTTACGTAAAGTGTCAAAACTATATGGACCAGACTTTTTCCAGCTTTGATTTGTTACCCTACTCATCCAAGTAAAGATTTCTCTGTAGTTCTCCATGTTCTCATCAACAAGAAAAGCAACAGAAAGATCTGCAAAGAAAAGTCTATCACCCTGTAAAGGAGCACCCTGAATAGGGTTAGGCTGATCAACACGACCTACAGAAATTCCCGGTACATTGATAGACTGTACTGTGAAGTTGAGATCAGGAAGTCTCTTTACCCTAAAAGTAAAATTATTAGGATGAATATAATTTAAAGAGGAAGGCTGTGAATTTTTTATTGACATTATCTGTAATACTGCACCAGTTTCTTTTTCTTTTTAGGTCTAGCCATCTTAGCAAGCTGATAAGCGCCAATAGATCCTGCAGCGCCACCTAAAGCACCACCGATACCAGCACCTAATAAACCGCCGACAGGACCACCCAATGCAGTTCCTACTTTACTTCCGTAGATAGAACCAGCAGTTGTTCCTGTGATACCACCTGCTGTAGTAGCAAGTTGTGGCACAGTATATCTTGGAGCATAAGGATCAAAGTCTACTTGTCTGTAGTACAAGTCATCCTTTTTACTCTTTTCATTTAGTTTTTTTTTATCTTTCTTAGAACCGATGTTGCCGATTCTACGACCTAAAGCTAACCCGCCACCAATCAAAGCACCACCAGCAAGAGCAGCAGCACCAGCTTTAGCTAGATTTTTTGGGTCTGATAAAGAAGTTGCAAACTTGTCATAAGCAGTTCCTACACCAGTTTTAACTGCTTGTTGTACAGTGGGATCAATATTTGAAACTTGAACTTCAGTTCCTCCCATAACACCAGCAGACTTACCGTCTTTAAAAAATTTAACACTTAATGCTTTGGGGTCATAATCACCAACACCGCCTCCTCCGCCACCACCAAAACCAAACTGCTCATTAACTTTAATTTCTTCAATTAAACTTTTAGAATAAGACATGCAACTCTCCAAAAACAATTCTAATAGTATTTATAAAAAAAGGGGGCCGAAGCCCCCTCTGACATA